GGGCTAATTAACTCGCGCAGCAAGCTTGTTAGCTTGCGAAGTTCCATGAAAAACTTTTTCTAGATCTCTGTATACGGATGTCAAGATACGAGTGCGAGGGCGACGTTTGTAGGTTGATTGTGAAGAACAACGAGCCAGTTGAAGAGATGGATCCTCTTCCGATGCCATCCAAGGGTAAGTTTACGATTTACGGTACAAAGAGGTGTGGTTTCTGTAAGAATGCAAAGAGCGTGTTGAGGATGGGGCCTTACAACTGGGAGTTCATCAACGTGGACGACTACCGTGGTGGACGCCAGCAGATCGTCTCCCGGAGCAGTCATAAGACTGTACCGGTAATCTACGACTCTGGGAGGTTTATCGGAGGCTACACAGAGCTATTAGTTCACCTTAGCCCTTAAAAGTGAACGATTTAGACGTTTATTCTGATTAATAAAGCAAATAAGAATGACTCAAGTACTAGTGTTGCACGGATGCTGCCAATGGGTAGATAAAATCAAACTACGAATGCGTAACTCTAAGTTGACCAAATTAGGCGAAAAGGCCGGTATCAACTATCACTTCATCGAGGCCCGTTTTGATCACCCTGATGGTGGTAAGACATGGACATCGATCCCATAAATTGCCCACAAGTAAGCCTCAAGTCCGCAAGATCGTTAACTTCATTGTGACTGGTGAATACACGGAGTAATATGGAAAAATGATAACAACTTACATCTGGCAATTATAATTAGTATCTCACCCCAACCAAAAAACAATGGCTGCTTCGTCTCGTTCCATCCCTCTTCAGATCGGAGATCTCATGCTTGGACCTCCTGACCTGGAGGATGCAATCGATTTGCAGGCAACACTCGAGAACGATGCGAAAAGTGAAGCTGACCGCGTTGTTGCCTTTAGTAGCAGTTTCAAAAAATCCCAAACTTCATGAGTGCATGCCATACGTTTGCAGCGTGATCAAGGGCGAGAAGGAAGTTCCTTCCAAAGTCCCAGATTCCAAGAAGTTCATCCTTGAGCTCATTCAGGCTGCCTGGCTTCTTGATCAAATGGTTGCCGGAAAGTTTGTTTCTCACTACAACAATGTCATCTACATACTCTTTTGAGTAGATAGATGGAAAATCATAATGCACATTACGCCGAATACGGTCCACGGAAGTACAAATCAGATACCTCATTAGGAGTTAAACTTCTTGTGAAGTATTGCACATTGGCGAGTTGTCCGTAATAACCTGAAGGTTGAGTGGGTTCTCCGTCCTTCTCCGGCATACGGGGTAGAATGTGTAACGGACGGTTGTTAATATCCGGGACGGCATCAAGCATGCAACTCTTCTCGAGTTTACCGTCGATGTATACATCAAGGTTTCTATTGTTCAAAACCGCTGAAATATACACCCACTTCTGGAGAGGGATGTCGCGCACTAGGCAGCTTTCGTACTGCGGAGTGGGAGCGGCACCGTCGTTGCCGAACGGATTATTCTGGACCGGGAAGACACTGGTGCTGACATGAAGAGTGTTCATGCGTTCCCCAAGCCAGATAGCGGGTGCCCATCGTTCGGGTCCGCTTCCGAGGTTACCCTTAACAAAGATGTACTTCTTGTTACCGTAGTTGAAGGACCAGTCTGCGACGTAGATCCAGAAGCTGTATGTAAACTCAAGTCCGTTGGTAGAGACTGGAAGGTTGACCGGATAGTGAGAGGCCGTGCTATCAAATGCGTTGATCGGTTCGCTGATAATCACCGGATTCATACGCGAGCTTAGGGTTGCCTTACTACGACTGGTAACACCCCAGTATACAAGGTAACCGATAATCACAATCAGGAAAACAGCAAACAGAACTTTATAAAAGGTGCTTAGCCCCTGAAACTTTTTCTGTGCATGCTGAACATAACCGGGACCACCATTACCCGCTGCCGGAACTTTAGCATTAGGAGCGCTCATTTATATATGAATTGATTAGATAAACTTTTTAGAGCCACCCTTCGGTCTTCTCTTTAAAGGTGTTAAGGTCTTTGTCGTAGGTCTGGGAAGCACTGCTACCGGTTCCCGCTCCGCTCTTGACGCTAGGATCTTTGCTCAGATTCTTTACACGGAACTCGCGCTTAACATACTTATCGTAATCCTTTGTGTAATCCGCAGAGTCAATAGCCTCCTTCTGCTCTTTGTACAGAAGTCTAATCTGTTCAGGGCTTAGCACTGTGTTCTGGAACTGCAAGAAATAAAGTCCGCCGGCGAATCCTCCGTCTTTGTTGGGAGGTCCGTTAGTGATGAAGACGTTACGGTTGGGTTTAAAGCGTGGTGCAGCCGGAAGCATAACGGTATTAAGAAGACGACCGTTCTTATACAGGGCAACGCTCATCTCATTAAGTACAAAGGTAACATGGAACCATTCGTTAAGAGGAAAATCTTCCAGGTCGACATGTACATTTTTGGTATTAGGGTCTCTGACACTCAGAATGAAGGACATGTTATTCTCCTTGGGATGCAGCCAGACTCCAGGGTACTGCAGGCTCTCTAGTTTGTCGGGCTGTGTCTGGATGTCACCAGAGCCGTGAGACATAACATGTTTCCATTCACCGAACCTGTAGCTACCCCAGTCGTTGCCACTTCCACCCTTGGGGTCGAAACCGTTAACATAGATCCAGAAGCTCCAGGTGAACTGGAAGTTATTGTAGGTTGGGAACAAACGGGCAGGTAGGTAGGGGACCTGACGACCGTTAGCAAACCTGTACTCGTACGGCTTCTTGGTGTTGTGTAACTTACTGAGATCTGTCATAAAAGCCGGTGCTGTATCAAAGCTTAGGGCAGCTGCCAGACGTGAACGCATGTAGACGCCATAGATAATAGCAATCACGATAAGTGCAAAGACACCTACCACAATAAACTTCTGAGTAGTCGGAATGCTCTGGAACCATAGAACAGTGTTACGCTGTGCCTGCATCGCCTGTCCCACTCCGTAATAGATTGCATCTGCAAGTCGCTGCTGATGTCCTGTATGATTGGTATTCGCAGCCATAACTATAAACTTTTTGCAGAAAAAGTTTTACCAAAAACTTAATATATGGCAACTGCTGCTAGAACTGGGTGGATTAATGTTCCGGGGTACAGTGTTCCGTTGAATATTAGAGCCGTTGGTACAAGGTTAGAGATTGAGCTTTACAATCGTAACGACCCGGATACCGCTTATATGCATTCTATTATGTGGTGTGCGCAAGGTAGGATCACCAGTGTTCATTTTGAACTAGATCAACTAATCTTATACACCATGTCAGTAGATAACACCCTTAAGCTTTGGAAGTGGGACAGTCATAAGAAGAGGTTTGATCATGTAGGTACAGTTAATAGTGTTCATAGCTACAAAATTGGGTCTAACGTTACCAATGGTCTTATAGAGATCACGCATAAGAATAGAGCTATCTATGCATACGGATACGTTGAAGAAGATATTGTTGGTCGCATCACACCGGACTCATGGCGTCCAGAAACCGATCACCTCTTTCCAGACGAAGTGAGAGAGCAGATCGATACTTTCTGGGCATGTTGGTCCAAATGTAACGGACCACTGGCGGAACTACCACTAGAAATAGTCTTCTCCATCTGTTCCTTCGTAGCAACCGGAAGGTCAGGTTTTTAAAAGGAATTTCAAAATCCGCGTGTTCAATTAAAATTTCCGAGTCTGAAGTATATAGGTGCACGATGAATCAGAACGTTTGGGGCCCCCATGCATGGTTTTTACTTCATAGCATCACCTTTAACTATCCCTTCAAGCCTTCCGAAGAACAAAAGCAGCGTACCAAAGCTTTCTTCTACGATATGCAACACATGCTTCCATGTAGCTATTGCCGCGGAAACTACAAGCGAAACTTGAAGGAAACTCCGATTCGCCTTAACAGTCGTAAGGAGTTGGTTGAATGGCTGATCGATCTGCATAACGAGGTTAATGGTCAAACCGGTAAGAAAGCTCTCTCTTACGATCAGGTTATCCGGATTTACGAGGATGCCTACCAGAAGAAACTTCCCCTCACCGAACACGAGAATGAGCTTTACGGTGGCAACGGCAAGAAGGGTTACGACTGGCGTCTTCCTCTGCTTATAGTCGGAGGTGTTGGTCTTCTTTACTTGGCTTATAGGTATGTTCGTAAGAGAAAGTAAAGATGGACGACTTTGACAGTGACAGCGATGGCCTTTCTGATGAAGGGTATGGTTTCGATCTTTTCGACGGTTACGCCCTCACCAAAGAGGACTTTGAAAAGAGGAATAGACATAAGATTTCCCGTGGTGATAACGGTTATATCATTCGAACCTCTAAGAAAGATTACGGAGACACATGTACCGATAGTTTAGGGGTTGTTGAATCTGTTAGGCGTCTTCCACCGGAGCTTCAGTACGAAATCCTTCTCCTACTTGACGACTTCCAACTGCAAAAAATAGAGCTGCATCTTCGTCATGTAATCCAATCTGATTACTTTATAAGACGGCGTTCCCGTTTAATCTTCGACAGAATAAGGGAGATTACAGAGTATCTCAAGTTTAAGAAAACTAAAGCTGCATTTGAACCGATGCCACCACTACAAAGGATGCACCCCTTTGATTTCGGTGGACTACCTTTTGGAAGAACTGTAACTACTAGTATTTCTCGCAACGGAGCATTTGAGTGGAAAAATTACTTCAGAGTGACAATTCCACCAATTGAGTACACAATTGTCCCACCTCAGTGGTCGTGGAAACAACAGGAGCCTATTGAGAAGAGGGTGTGGCGTTACAATGAGGAGCTTGAAGTGTCTGATGACCCAAGAGTTGATGACTGGTATGCAGCTGCATGTATATCCGCAGTGTCAGCTTAAACATTTGATTATTTGTTATCTACAAAAATGTACACAACAAAGCTTAGTAAAATTTTAAAGAAGTACTTGAAAGAAGGAGAAGAAGAGTTGTTGTCTTTTAGACCGCCTTCAGTATTGATTAGAGAACTTCCGAACGAACTACTTTTTAAGATCTTTGTGCAGCTGAACGATTTTCATTTACGTCAGTTAGAGAAGGATTTTAGACATATTATTCACGACAACTACTTCATTCAGCTACGATGTTGTCAAAAGTATCGGGAGATAAAGAATCATGTAGATAAACCACTCTATCTACCTCTTCAGTTCTGGTTTAATGATGATGTAGATGTGTTAATTCCTTTACCAGCTTTGCAGTACGGTCCGTATATTAATAACGGTCCGTATATTAATATTCAATTCGCTGACTTAAATAATTTAGTCATCCGGCAAACTTAATATTGGCTACAATAGCAAGAGGACCGGTGTTATTAATAGCGAAGCTACCACTTTTAGCGAAACCGAACCATGTAACAACATTGGTAACGGTTGTTGTGGTGTTTTCAATAGGATAGTTGGCATTAATAATCTCAACGCCCTCATGTGTGATAACAATGTTAGATGTATCAATGTCGTAAACAATACCGGAGGGTGCTTCAAGCTGTCCAATTACAATTTCAACAAGTCCATCTCCAAGAGAGTTAAGGTAGGAAACAATGTCTTCTCCATTAGGTGCATCAATTTCCTGGTCAAAGAGGATCCAAAGGGTGCCATTAAATGGAATATCACCAATACTATTACTATTGTTACTGCCAACAAAAAGATTATTATCGCTTGTTACAAGAATCTTCTCTTCAGTATTGAAGTCTGCAAGCCCTCCTGAAACGGTTTCCCATGAACTACCGTCCCAAACACCAAGGCGCAGAACTTCATCTGATGATGTAAATTCAGTTGTAAAAGTACCAGCTGCATATAGCAGGTCGTTATCCAAGTCGTACGAAATCGAATAGACAGAGTTGTTTAAGCCGTTACCAACAGTTGACCAGGTCGCACCATCCCATATACCGATATATGCAAACGTTGTACTTTGAACGCCTCCTGCATAGAGGTTTTGTGAACCATCAAGAGCCAGCGAGTATATAATATTAGAGAATCCGAGAGAAAGTGTGCCAACACCCTCCCACATAGCACCACCCTTCCACACTGCGACAAGTTGTACTGGATTTCCACTTCCGTCTTCGTCAAATATACCTCCAGCATAAAGCCAACTATTAACACTATCCCAAACAAGACTGTATGTTGTTGAACTACCGAATCCAGTATTAACAAGTCCATTGGCAACTTCTGACCAGGCAGCACCACTCCATGCTCCTACCTGACGGATCGGGGTCACAGATGAATCACCGTTAGCTGTGAAACGACCTCCTGCATAAACTGTACCACTTACAATAGTTAATGAGAAAACGATATTATTCAGACCTTGTCCTAGTGCGGACCACGTTGTTCCATTCCACGCAGCAACTCTAACGGCTGCATTACCACCAGCGGTAGCGAAGTTTCCACCAGCATATAGGATACCGTTGTCAGCATCCCATGCAAGACAATAACATATATTGTCCAATCCAGAACCGAGAGCAGACCAAATCCCTGTACTAGCATCGTACTTAGCAACATTAGACACCGAAACACCATTAATTGATGAGAAACTTCCACCAATGTAGATATCGCCGGTAGCCGGATCTTCTGCAACACCGAAAACAGATCCTATATTATCTCCGATTCCTTCTCCAAACGTGTTAAAAGTGTCGGCAATAATAGTGTTCCCACTATCGAATTTAACATAGTCGCCTGGCGTGAATGTAGCCGCCTTAACCTTTTTGCAAAGGCAGCTAACCTTCCTGTCAAGACATCGCACACTATGTGAGAGCAATGTAGGCTCTTTTGGAATGCAACTCATATACTTAAACGCAGTAAATTATTCAGGTCGCCCAGATAGAATGAGCTGAATAAAGATAGACTTAATTACGCAGAGACGCGAACTGCAACAACTGCTCCAAGAGCACCAGTGATGTTAACCGTAAATGTACCAGCTTTAGCGAATCCGCTCCAAAAGATGTTATGATTAGTTCCGTTATTGATTACAAGAGAATCGTTGGAGATTGGAAGAGTTGTGTTGATAATGTTTTGACCATCCTGGGTGATAATAAGGTTTTGTTTGTTAAGATAGAGAAGGTTAGTGTCGTCCTGAAGAGGTTTAATGAGAATTTCGTAGAACCCATCAGATTGAGAGTTAAGATATGTTTCCAGAGCGCTACCAGAGGTTGCAGTTAACGATGAATCCGGAATAATCTTAACAAATCCAAAGACCTCATAAGATGCAAGTGTATGGTACACCCCAAAACGATAAACGTCGTTATTTGAGTCAAGATATACACCTCCACTAATCGAACTTGGTAAAAACTCTTCCATAGTTGTTCCATCCCATGTTGCTAAAGAACTTACGTTAGTAGTTCCTGTGAAGTCAAATGTACCATCGATGTAAAGAATACCATTAGTATTATCCATTGCCAAGCTTATCACTTGATTATCAAGACCGGTGCCAACAGCAGACCAACTACCTCCTCCAACGCTCCACTGGGCAATGTGTGGAATAGCCATTCCACCGGCCATGCTGAAAGATCCACCCACATAAAGGATATTGTTAGTAGTGTCTAAAGCAACTGCAAACACAGTGTCGTTAGTCCCTGCTCCGAGAGCATTCCATGTGTAGGGAGATGTTGTGGTATCTGCGGCTGCAGCACCCTGGCTTGGACTTCCAAAATCTCCGCCAACATAGATAATACTGTTGGTTGAATCGTAGTCAATCGAATAAACAGTGCTATCAATGGTACTACCAAATGTAGTACCTTGGGGGAACCAAGCTGTACCATCCCATCCTGTAATAAAATCTCTAGGGCTTCCACCAGCATTAGCAAAATCTCCACCAACAATTACGTTTGAACCAATGGAAAACAGTGCATACACCTCATCATCCGTTCCGGATGTAAGTGCAGACCATGTAGTTCCATTCCATGCAGCAATATTATTAGCTGAAACTCCACCTATTTCTGAGAATAAACCAGCGGCATATAAGAGTCCACTATCCTCGTTGTAGCTTAAAGTGTTGATGATCCCTGAACCTGTAAGACCACCTCCAAGACTACTCCAGGTGGTGCCATCCCACATTGCAATACCTCTGACTCCTACACCACCAGCTGAGTTGAATCTAATATCACCAGCTATATAGATGTTTCCCGTAGTTGAATCTTCAGCCACAGCGTTAATGTTACCATTGTTCGCTAGAATATTCTGTCCAATTTCTAATGAGTCAAAGATAGTAGAGGTATAGGTGGTATCCGTGAACTCAGTATAGCTACCCGGTACGATAGGGTTGGACGGGTTAAAGTTCTTAAATTTATCACAAAGACACTTGACCTTTCTGTCAATGCACTTAACCTTCTTATCAAGGCAGTTGATGGAGTTTGTTTGACAGTTGATGAGGCGTGTATTATAGTTAAGTCCATTCATTCCACTCATGGTTATTTATAATATTTGCATATAAATTATTCAATTCAGCTCAAGAGCTTCGTTGTCCTCTAAAACAGCTGTACGCATCGATTCAGAATACTCTTCCAACTTATTCCTAAGCTCGTTGTTTCTGGTAGCCAATATCTTAACCGCAAATAAACCTGCATTCTTAGAACCGTTAATCGCCATAGTGGCGACTGGTACACCACGAGGCATCTGCACAATGGAATAAAGCGAATCTAGTCCGGACATGTTAGACGATCTCACAGGTACACCGATTACCGGTAAAGTGGTTAACGATGCAGTCATTCCAGGAAGATGTGCTGCTCCACCTGCACCAGCAATAATAACTTTAAGTCCACGGTCGCATGCACTCTTAGCATACTCGACCATGCGTTCTGGGGTGCGATGAGCTGAAACAATATTAACTTCAAAAGGTACATCGAACTGTTGGAGAATATCGATAGCATCCTGCATAGCTGGTAGATCGCTCTTAGATCCCATAATAACCCCAACTTCATAAGAGATAGCAGGCACAATCCTTGAATAACTACGCAAAAGTTCAACATAGTATGATAACCCAAGAACTGTAAGATGTCCCAGTTTACGACCAGGCTTGCTAGGCTGTTTTTCGTACATATGCAGATGAACTTTCTCTAAGTTGTTAAGACCTCCTAGATTACTAACGCGGTAGTCCCCTTCATAATCGTCTGGGCCAAGCAGGTTGATAAGAAGAGAAGGTTCTGTAATATCAGTTTCTCCCATCTTTTTTCCAGTTAAGATTCGCAAGAGTTGTTCAAACTGTGACGTTGCATTACCCTCAATGCTATGATGTCCAGAGTTATGTGGACGTGGTGCCATCTCGTTAACATAAACATCTCCTCCTACTGTTAAGAACATCTCGATAGCAAAGATACCTTTAGGTAGACTTCCATTGTGACCTAACTTTATCACAACTGTTTTTGCCAGAGAGATCGCTTTGGCCTCAACATCTGAACTAATACGTGCCGGACATATTTGATAATCAAGTACATTGTCCTCAGTAAATACCATCTCGACAACTGGGTACGAATTGAGTCTAATTCCATCAGATGCCACAATCACAGATAACTCTTTATGTGGATGAACATAAGTTTCAATAATACAAGGTAGCCAATCCACAAACTCATGTAAACTATCCTTTTCACAGTCTACAATCTTTACTCCACGCCCATCGTACCCTCCTGTACACCTTTTGACCACACAGCGTTTTCCGCGCCAGTTCCTAATACTGCATCCCAACATTGCTCGATTACGTACATGTTTAAAAGGTAGAGTATTGATACCGTTATCCTGATAGAAGTTTTTTTGACTTCCTTTGTTCTGAACCATCTGTAAAACACGAGGATCGGGATGAATCTGATGTCCTTCCTCCTGTAGCTGAATCAGAATGTCAACGTTGATGTTCTCAAGTTCGTAAGTTGTTACATCGGAGTTCTCTACAATCCACCTAATCTTTTCTGGGTCGTGTAGATCACCTTTTATAACGTTAGTAGCAAGATCACTACAGATAGAATTAGAACGACTAGATTCCAAGATGTTAAAATTTAAGTCCTTAGCTGAAGGAGCTTCCATTAACATCTTGGCCAATTGGCCACCGCCGAGAATGCCAATCGTGATACTCATTTTATTATACCACAATTACACTTTATATCTTTAAACCAGACTAGATCTGATTACTAATTATTCTAAAAAGTTCTGCCATCACTGCACGCTTCTCTGTGTGATACTCGCGAATCAACAGCATCGCTTCACGATAGGTAAACAGTCCGATGTCGCCGATCTCAAAAATCTGATGATGGTTTGTGGCGTTGATCTTTAAATTTGTAATACGATCTTCCAGTTGAGCCAGATAGTACACATGTTTGTACCGCTTTCCATTAGAACCTGTGTACTCTTCAACAAGAGGCTTAATAGGCAACATCTTGAAGTCTCCGTTCTTGAGATCGGTTTCCTCTTTGAACTCACGAATTCCAGCCTTTTTATTAGTTTCGTTAAGGTTACGTCGACCTTTCGGGAAACCCCATTCAGGAGTGTCCGCGGCAGTCGGGTAGTATTTTTCAATGAGCTCAGCCAGGGTCAGAATCGTACCAGTCTGCTTGTCGATAAGACCTTGTCGCAACTTATTATACTTGTAACAGGTGGTTGATAATTCCCCCTGTTGTTTCTTGGACGGTTCCTTGATGTTCCACATCTTTCTCCACAGAGTTTCAATACCATTTGTTTTTGCAATTCTTGTAATCTCCTTCTTGGTCATCCGACTAAAAAGCAAATGCAACATATCCTGTCGGTTTAGATGGTACTTTCCACGAACAAACTCCATGTAGGAGATGGTATCACGACGCCGGATTAATGTAAAAAAGATACGATCATTCATCTCATATTTCGGACGGGAATCCGCAGCCACTTCGCGACCTCCTAAGAGTTCTCCCGCCACACGGATGCCGATACATCCGTAGCTCATAACGGGAAGCCGGCACTTTTTGTTAGTGTGACCGGGCTTCCCACAATTCTTACAACGCTTACTGCAATTGGAATTCATTTAGTTCCATACGCTAAATAATGTATAGGAATAAAACCTTAAGTCAAATTAAGAAAGCTCCAGAAATGACAAAGTCAATTTCTTAGATGCGCAAGCTAAGCTTGCTACGCGTCTTCGCTTCCTTATGATCCTTCCCGCCATATGTAGTCCTTTTTCGTTAACTGTCGCAGTTGAGTTGTATAATTCTCTCGATGTTTATATATAGATGGCCAAAAAGGGTGCCAATAAGAAGAAGGGTACTACAAAGAAGACTACTAAAAAGATTGTGGTTAAGGATGCCTATTCTTACTATCCTGAGATCGAAGACAACGATTTCGTCAAGAAGATCTATCTTAAAAAAGAGTTCAACGAGCATGCTGCGAAGAAGGAGACACGCGCGGTTGAGGAGATCTGCGCACCCAGAAAGTTCGAGCTCCAGGTCCAGCAGGAATTTGTTAGGAACTATGTTTCATCAACTACACCGTACAACGGTATCCTACTGTTTCACGCGCCCGGATCAGGAAAATCTTGTGGATCAATTTCTATTGCAGAAGGGTTCAAGCGTGACAAGTACTTTGACAACAAGACGATCATTCTAACCGATATTCAGGATCAGTTTAAGAGTCAGATTTTCAACACCGATCTTATTCG